GTATCTATAGCAGTTATTTCTGGTAGTTTTGGTGTGATTTCTTCTGGTTCTGAAATTTCCTCATACTCTACAGCACATCTACAACTTGTATGAAACGGTGGAAAAAGCACATCGCCCCACTGTGTTTTAAAGTATTCCTCTTGGTTTACTTCTTGTCCTTCTACTTCTCTACAGCCTTTACAAACTCTACCATCACCAGCAGTAATGACATACTTTTTCACTTTTCCCATAAGCCCATCTTTTTGAGCCTGTTTCATACTATAAAATTCTCCTGCGTTATATGCTCCTGCAAGTTCTGTTCTAGCAATTGTCATTGCTCTATATTCTTTTTGATTTTTAGCATACTGTTTTGCCTTTTCTAATGCCTTTTTTTCTGCTGCTTGCTCTTTCATTTTGGGATGATTTTCTAGCAAGTTTTGTTTGATACTGTTATAGTAATTCACATTTGCTGTCACTTGTCCTTTATGCAACCCTATCAGTGGCTTCAACAAATCTGCTGTACCTTCTGTTGTAATGCCTAACCTTTCTGCTCTGTCAATGACTAGTTTTATCGCTTCTTTTTGTGTCTTTGTCAGATGTACTATCTGCTCTGCACAACTTTTTTCTATCCATTTTTTGGTTTCGTGATATTTTATGTCAAAAGAAAAAGAAGACTGCCTTTCGGTAATCTTCTCAACTATTTTTTCTGCTCCTTTTTCCATAGCAGTCTGTTTTTTTGTAAACATTTTCCCCAACACAAATATAGATGTACTTTGTAGTAGTTGCTTTTCTATTTCTTTTGTCACTTTCCCTTTTTTTACCATTTCTATATACTGTTGTGCTGTAATTTCCCTTTGCTGATTATCCCACAATTCTATTAAATATTGCTCTAGTTCTGGTTGTTCTTCTTCTAATGTTTCCCTTAATTCTTTTATTGCTTCAGGGTAGTTATGCTGTTCTTTTTTCACTTCACCATAAAACTGTATCATTTAGTTTCCTCCTCTTTAGGAGGATAGGCAACTCCTTCTAATGCTTCCGGCAAACCGCCCATTTCTCTTATTTTTCTTTCCAGATTTTGGTCTAATGTCAAAAGTCCCACATTTGCCATTTTTACAATATAATCTGCAAACTGTGTCAAATCCTGTTTTTCAATATCACCATGTATCAGTTTTGGCATATCGCTTATATTTTTAAAATGGCTTTGATTGACTTTTATCAGCTTTGGTATTGCCTGTGTGTTTATTGTTTGGCATATAATATCCAAATAAGTACCTATTGCTACTGCAAAAAGCCTTGTTTTATCACTCGAAAGTGCAAAACTGCCTGTTTGTTGATGTCCCAAAAGTACAAAATCAGCCATACAAGTCATAGCCATTCTGTTGTCTATTCTTTCTATAATATTGCCTATTTCGAACTGTCTTTTGCTTCCGCCGTTTACTAGGCTAAACGTCCAGCCATAAGGTAGTACAATACCCTCTTTTTCGTCCCTTCTAATGTTTTTGACTAACTTTTCTGCATACATTAATGCTTTCATACTGTCAGGGTCATCATTCCATATGTCTACTCCTTCGGGTGGCTGCAACAATGGCAATCCTGCTAAATCCCTTTCTACGCCTATGCCTTCTATTTGTCGAAATCTCTTTTTATAATAGTAATCTGTATAGCAATTTCGTAGTATAGAACGTCCCTCTGGATTTTGTTTTCTACTTTTTGTTACAAAATGTAATGCTTTCTCTATGGGAATTGTTCTAATACTATAATCTGGTGGTGCTATTTGTGACATTCCAAGCAATTTATCATTTTCGTCATATTCCCAGCGGTACAATGTATCCTGTGAACGCAATGCTAATTTTTTCCAGCCTATCAATCCATCTGTATATTTACTTTGATTTTGTATTCGCCTTTTATAACAAATTTCGTGATAACTCCAGCCATAAATTAAAAATGACATGATTTCAGAAATGGTATCCTGCCAACTCTGCTCCATATCATTCATACAACTTTTTATAAATTCTGCTGCATTTTTATCTGCTTTTGTGTTTCCTGCTGGTTCTATATCCCATACTACCTGCCTCATAAGCATTTCTATAGCAAAAAGCATTGCCCCTATAATATCATCATTTTCAGACATCTCTTTGTATGCCTCAATGCCCTTTTGCCCTTGTAACTCTGTTAAAAATTCCTCAAAAAATACACCAGCATATCGTCTTTGTCCTATACGTCCATATTCTCCAAATATATCCAACTTTATCACCACCTTAACTAAAAATATTTGACAATTATATTATAATTACAATATAATGATATATATGATAACATTTGAATGGGACGAAAATAAAAATACAATAAACAAGAAAAAACATCATATAGCATTTGAAGAAGCAAAAACTGTATTTTATGATGAAGAAGCATTGGTAATTGATGACCCAGAACATTCACAGGAGGAAGAAAGATTTATTATATTAGGTTTGAGCAAAAAAGCTAATTTATTGGTCGTATGTCATTGCTATAGAGCTTCTGAAACAGTAATACGTATTATATCTGCTCGAAAAGCTACTAAAACAGAAACAAAGCAATATTATCAACAATGAGGTGATTATATGAAAGAAGAATATGATTTTTCTAATGCAAAAAAAAATCCTTATGCAAAAAAATTAAAAAAACAAATCACAATCAATATTGATACTGATACAATAGAATATTTCAAAAAACAGTCAGATATATCTGGTATCCCTTATCAAACACTTATCAATTTATATCTTACAGATTGTGCAGTAAACAACAAACAATTACAAATTTCTTGGCAGTGAATACTGGGCGTTCATATCCAGCCATTTTCTCTATCTCTATCAGCAAAGTAACTTGGTGGTACAATAGCTGTATTGCCTTTTGTCAACTCTGCAAATCCATTACTAGAAGCATCTGCCATATCTTTATATTTTCCCTCTGGAAAACTTTCCAATTGTGACAAATAACTTTCTGTCCAATCGGAAAGCAATACACACACATTGCCTTTTTCTGTACCTTGTAACCCTATCCACTGTGCAGAAAAGGGCTCTGCTCTTGTTTCTTTGCTTCCTGATTCTCTCACCACTGATACAGAAAAACCACTTAAAAGTTTAATGTACTGTTCTGCTTGGTCTTTTCCTGCCTGTCCAGGGTCTTGTGATAATCTTATTTTTACATTTTTATACTTTGCTTTATCTGTTTTTGCTGTATTTAACACTGTTTGTCTTACTTCACTTGCGTTCATTCTCCTATTAATGACATCTGCTATGACATAGCTTCCGTTTTTTCTTTTTCCTATCAATACCCCTGCAGTATATGCTGCACCATTTTCTGTATTTTTTCTATCTTCTGTAGCAGCAAAGTCCCACGCTCTTACCCATTGCTTCACATCATTTGGCACTTCTTCTATCAAATTTACTTTATTTCTTGGGAAATATAGCCCTGCTGCGGGCTTAATTTTCCAGTTGCCATATAATAGCCTTTCTCTTTCTACTACGGAAAGAGCCTTTAAATTTGCCATATAGCTAGGGTCTTTTTCCATTAATATTTTGTTGTCTTGTAATGTACTTGCTATAAATGTAACGGATTTTGGTTCTGCTTTTTCTTCTTCTGTTTTTAAGTCAAACTGTTCAAAAAGCTGTTGTTTGCTGTCTGCCCAATACAATGTATCATCACGTCTTATAAACCACCTTAATACACCACTTCTTTCTGGTATGGCATAGCCTGTATTTTCGTCCCACCACCAAGAAATAAACTCTGCTACCCAGCTATCAGCATCTGGATTGCAAGTCGCTCTTACATAAGGTTTTACACCGCAAGTAGAACGATTTCTGGAAAGCATATAAAAAAACTGTTTTCTGCTAAAGTGTGTCAATTCATCGAACAGTATCAGTGGTATTTGAGAACCTTGCCATTTTAATACATCTTTTTCTAACTCCATATAACTAAATGTTACTTTCATACCACTTTGAAATTTCCACACAGATACAGGATTTTTGACTGCCTTTCCACCACAATAAGGATAAATATTACAAGCTGTATCCCAAAGACCACCTTCTGCAAATATCTGATTGTTATTTTTTCGAAATATCACTGCTCCAAATTTCCCATTATTGATATAGTGCAATGGTTCTAAAAGTAAAGCAAATGTTTTGCCTCCTCCTGCTGCACCACCATAAATACATACATCTGCTGGGGTACTCAAAAAAAGCTCCTGCGGCCCCTTCTGAGGCTTAATCCACTTTTCCAATATCATCTTCCTTTTTATCCCTGCCATTATCTGGCATATAAAATCTCACTGCCTCCCTACCAGCATCTTCATTTTGGCTGTTGTGTTCCGCCCTAACTTTCGATTTCAACAACTCAATTTCCACCCGTTGTTTTTCTGTGGCTATTCCAATATGATCGCTTAACCATTGTAAGGCTTTCATCCGATCGGAAAGCTT